CCATGTTTACTGCTGATGTTTGTCCTAAATGCAGATCATCCACACCCATTTCTTTAGACCATGTTTCTAGTGATTTTACTAGTTTAAGTGCTGCTCTACTACCTCGATACTCAGGTAATACATATAATCCTAAATCACTTACTCTTTTGCGATTACTAAAGAAATACTCATGGGCTAAACCTGATATAAATCCAACAATTCTGTTATTTTCTATTGCAATAAACATAATTACATTAGGATTCTTAAATAACTGTAGAATCTTGTGCTTCTCTGGTATTGCGTAAGAAAACTCTGCCTCGGCTACCATTTTGGTAACTAGTTCAAAAAACTCCTCTAAACGATGTAGGGTTAGTTTTTCTACTATCAGAAGAAACCGCCTCCCAATAATCCACCACCTAATGCACCTAATGCTGGTGCAGCGTATTGATTACCAAAGAAACCAGAAACACCAGGAATCTGTCCTAATGCGTAACCGCCTAGACCGCCTGCAATAGCACCGCCAAGGACTCCTGCACCACGATTCTGATAGGTAGGTGCATTTGTAGTTTGTGTGCCATAGCTTCCTAATGGAGTGCCATATACCGATGACAGATAGCCTTGGAGTTGTTGATATGGTAACTGTTGTCCGAACTGATAACGAGCCAATTGCTCTTGTAGAGGTTGTGCAGCGATTGCCTCTTGTTGCGCGCCCACTTGAGCCAATGTCTGAGCAGGTAGGAATTGTTGACCATAAAAGCTAGGTGCTGCACCAGCCAACTGAGCTTGGGCTAATTGAGCCTGTTGTTGCATTGCTCTTTCTTGTTGATACTGTGATCCTGCAATATTGGATGTAATATCACCTAGAGACCGCCCATAAGCCTCTGTAGCAGTTCCTAATGCTCTTTCCATAGCACCACTACCTAAACGACCAGAACGGCTGTAAAGGCTCGATATGCCAGGCAATACTGCTTGGCTAAACTGTTGGGTTAGTGGGCGAGTGGCTGCCTCCATCATCGCTTGTTGGTACGGATTGGCATTTAAGAACCCACCGGCAGCAGTCTGTCCGACTTGACCTAAAGATGCTTGATAAGCCTGTTGTGCTTGTTGTAGAACAGGAGACTGTTGGCGAGCCAATGCCTCTTGTTGGGCAATCGACTCAGTAGTCGCAGCCGATGGGCTTACATAAGTCTGACCAGGAAAGAACTCAGGTTGTTGTCCTGTTAAGAATAGACTCTGCGCCCTCTGCAAACCTTGGGTAAGGTATGGGAGTAACGCTGGATCAATTGACGATGTTTGTGTAGTTGTTGCCATAGTTTTATCCTACGATGATGTATTTATAAGTCATGCCTGATACTGTATTAGCTGGATGGCTAATAGTGGCACTTCCGTTGGTTACTGCCGATATATAAGGCATTGTAAAAAGATTACTGGTATAGCCATTTGATGATACATAACTCATAGTGGCTATGATGCTAGGTGTTGCTGGTCTAGTAGGTGAAGTATCTGTAGCAAAATGCTCAATCGTTACACCAATATCAGATGGTCTAAAAACTAATTCCACATAATCGTTTTTCTCTAAACCAATAAAGAAGTTTAATGAGCCAATCATATGACTTGGAACGCCTGCACTTTTTCTTTGTGCGATACCAAATTTACTGTTTGATGCTGCTACATTAGTACCATTTTTTCTAAACCATACATCTACAAACTCAGGATCATTAACTGTGCTTTTAAACTGCACACTAAACTGAATGTTGTAGAGTCCAGAGTAACCTGCTGTTAATTTCGTATTCGTTACTAGACTTGCACCTAATGCATAGTCTGTAGTGCTAAACGACATAATATTGGCTGCTGATGTTGTCGTTGCTGCTTGATCTGTATCGTCTTGTACCGCTAAATAAGGATAATATGCTGTAGATGATACATCGTCTGTAGCCATCAACAATATGACAGAATCTACACCAATACGAGCATCTGTAATTGTTGTAGTAGATGCACCGCCTGTCGCTAAAGTTACAGAGCCTGTATTGTTTGTCTTGCCATTCATAATCCCATTGACTACCTCTGCTACTCCACGAGGATCGCTACCAAATGGGGGTAATGCTCTAAACATTATCTAGTTCCTAGAGGGCTTAAATCGATGTCCATTCCTACTGCTGATGTCCAACTACCTGTAGGAGTTAATTGTAGACGATGATAGCGACCAATACCACGCACAGACACTCTATTTTCAGCATCTGCTGCTGATTGAGAGCCAAATACTGTGGACTCTGTTAAAAGCCTACGAGATAGCAAAGCCACGCTACCAGAGCCACCTTCAACAGTAGGTTTTACTAATGTAATAGATGAGGTAGATCCTGGCACTTCTATATCGCCTGTTTCTATGTAAGCTGTAGCGTTAGCACCAGAGAAGATAACAATCTTTGCACCATCCACACCACCTAACAGTAGTCTGCCACCAAGCCAAAGTCGGCTATCAAAAGTTGTAAGGATGGTGTCTAAATTACCATAAACATCCATGCCCTCTAAGGTAACAGCAGGGGTAGATGTCGATGCGATTCTATCTACAGTAGTCGTGCCACTTGTCCATCGTTGTGTCTGAAAGTTGTAGATTAACAAGCTATCAGGTGTAGAAGAACTATTGGATGCGTATGCCCAAATAATAAGTTTCTTGATTGGGTCTACCGCAGCCGACATTAGGTACAAAGTACTTTCTTCTACATTATCAAAGAAGAATCTGTTTACTTTCTCGCTACCGATTGGCACTACATTTTGACCATCACAAGCATAGAATCCATCGTCTCCTAAGAAGAACGATGTGCCACCATACTGGATAATCGAGTTAGCCTCATAACATCCTAAGTTACGACTAATGTTGTCGAACTGGAATATAAGTGGACTGCCAACATAAGACATACGATGGATTGCTCGATCCATAAAGACTAGACCAAATTCACCACCTGTAACACCGACTACAGAGCCACCATCGGGAATATCTTGGAAGTCTGCTTGCGTCGTAGCGGAGGCAGTCCAGCTAGACTCATCGCCTAATGCTGACCATTGCACTCTGCTTGGATAACTTGATTGATAGCCAGACACTACAAAGTCTCTTACTACTGTTACATATCTTGCTTCTGGTGCATCTGCTGCTAAGTTTGCAAATAAAGAAGAACTGTTTAAGTTAAATCCCTGTAATTTATCGAAACCATTAGCTGCAACAATTACATTACCAAATTGCGTAAACTTCCATCGTTGATCTGTAGGTGTCGTGTAGTTTCCTGATTTTGACACATTGTCTAAAGACAAATCGCCAGAATCTAACTTAAATAGTTTTGTAGAGCCACCAGCAAATACAGTTGTAGCTCCTGCCGTTGTTTTGCCTGCTACCACATTAGTTAGGTTCTCAGATGCTGCTAAAGAATAATCTACTACTGTAGGCAAAGCACCATACCCAACTAGTTTAGAGTAAACATTCTCTGCTCGTCTTAGACCATTAGTAATGCCTGGCTGATCTGGAGTCCACTCCCCGAAATTTATTCTACTTATTGCCATTGTGAGTTTCCGCTAGATATATTTGACCAAGTTGTCGTTGTAGCTGTAATAGCTGTCCAAGACTCTGAGCCTGCTGTCTCTGCTGTCCATGTTGTAGAACTAGCTGATATTCCTGTCCAAGCCTCTGACCCTGCTGTCTCGGCTGTCCAATTATCGCCTAATCTATTACCACTTGCTACGATTGTGGCATTTGCTGTAATAACTGCATTAGCAGAATAAACTGCTTGTGCTTGTGCATCTACATACGCATTGGCAATAATAAAGCCTTCTCCTGCGTACTCTACACCACCAAGTGCTGTTACTGTTGCTGTGCCTGTTATTTCTGCAACAGATGTTCTAACCCGAATAGCCTCAGACTCTGCACTTGCATTGCCTGTAATTGTCGCATCACCTGTTCTAACTCGAATACCTGTGCTTTGTACACTAGCCTCTGCATTGACATCAGCAGATCCGACCAGTATTGCAATTCCTGTTGCATCAACTGTTGCGATTCCATTTACTATCCCTTCTCCGACCAATACCCTAATAGCTTCTGCTGTAATAGAAGCATTGGCTGTTATGTCTGCCGATGATGTACGGATAGCAGATCCATCAGCGACTACTGTTGCATCTGCATTTATGTCTGCACTAGCATTTCTTGTTCTTTGTCCTGCTGCAACAACAGAAGCATCTGCTGTAACAAATGCCTCACCTGTGCGTTGGCGAACACCATCCACACCAACTGTAGCATCTGCTGTAATAGATGCAGAGGGGAACTTAACACACAGAGTAGTCCATACAGGATCATCAAACGAGATATTGAGTTGGTCTAGATTCCCAAGGGAATCCATGTCCTCTAATCTCCAATTACCGCATACTTCGTCTGTTTCCCAAGTATGATCGAATGAGTATGGTACTTGCTCTAAAGTCCCGAACTGATCTAACTGTTCGAGAGTTAATGCCATTAGGCTAGGGTAACTGAAAGGCTACCAGATGCAATCTTAAAGATGTCTCCTGTATCAATCGCCTTAGATGTCGTAAGGGGTGTGTGATATAGAAGGTTTCCTGTTGTCAACGCATCTAAGATACCGATATGGCTAATCGTTCCCCAAGAGCTTGTAGCTTGATCAAAAGTAATATCTGCTGTAGTTACGCTTGCACCATTGCTAGGCGCGCCAAAGGTAGCAGATTTACGAGCATAAGAACCACCAGTACACTCTGTGCCTGTATTAGCATCTGTTGGGTCTGTAGTGTAGAGACCAACATAGACTACAGAAGGAGAGGTAAATGTTGTTGCTCGTATAGTTGCATTAACTAGTGCATTTTCTAGGTAGTTTGACATTTCAGCCATGTTATTTCCTTATCGTGAGGTTACGCGCATTTGTAATGGAACACCCGAATACTCGCTATTTTGGTCTGCATCGGATATGTTTTTAATTGCTCTGTCGTACAGGGTTGCCCATGTCTGACTTCTTGCATCGTTAATTAAGTATGGCTCTGCTTCTAAAAGCGAGGCATAGAGGAGAGCATCTGGATAATTAGCAAGAAATACATTGCTTGCATTATTAGTAGAAAGTACAGTAGGTTTAGCATAGTAGAGGATCTCCAATGTATACGCTGTATCTGGCTTTGGTGCTAACTCAAACTCAGTTGCCAGGATCGTGTAATAAATTGGTTTGCCACTCTCGTCTGCCGGAGCATCCCTAGTAAATAAACTAGGAGACATATAAGTAATAGGGTATCTTGGGTTGCCTTGGATATGTAAATCCCGAATCTCTAAGAAGTCTGTAGGTAAGGCTACCTTGCCATCACCACTTACTGTTAATGCTGTAGCTGACTCTAACATCTGCCGAGTGCGTAGGTCTCTTGTTATGCGTAGCTCTGCAAAGCTAATAAAATCGGGGATAACCGATGTTAGGTCAGATCGACCTAAGTAGTTAGCCACCGATGCTTTCAGATCGGTAAAGTTTGTGTAAGCCATGATTTCCTAATCTTTTGGTAGTTCGATGTTATGCCATCCATAGACATACTGCCCAATATGCTTTATCTGTTTGGATAGATCGTGATCTACCCAAGTATCAACTCCTGCATCCTTTGCTTTAATGCAAAAGTAAATGTCCTCGCCCAGTATTTTGTTGTTTAAAAGTTGCTCAAAGTAGAAGTAGGGTTTTTCCATCTTCTTAATGACACTCTGTTTAATCAACATAATTCCACAGCCAATCCCATCTACTTTCTCAACGCCTGACTTAGCATTGGAGTAGACCGCTACCCAATCTACAGAGCCATCCTCGTTAATATGGATGTTCCTAGCTGTAGGGTTAACGGGTTCTGCCCTTGTAGTTGCATTAACCCCAATAATATCTTTATCGTGAGCCATTAATATTTTTAAGGTATCTTTAGGAAACCTCATATCTGCATCTACAAAGAGCAGATAGTCTGCCTTGTTTTCTAGTGCTGTTTCTACCAACTTATTTCTCTGGTCAAATATTAGCGTTCCAGAGCTAGTAAACAGGTCTATATCGTGTTTTGTGGTCTTAATGGTATACGCACACATTGCTACTAAATCAAACGCTGTAGCGACTTCCATTTGCCCTCTAGCTGGCATTAATATAGCGATCCTCATACCTGACCACCTCTAGTTCTAAATACCTTATTATCAGGGTTATTTAGCCACTTCTTGAGGGCTTTTTGGTCGGTAATATGAAAGCCTCGCATAATTCCCATTACATTTAGAGTCTCAATAATCTCCAAAGGTAATGATGCTATTTTATTCTTTGCATCGTATGGGGTATCTCCCCATCCTGTCTTTTCACTACGCTGATTATATTGAGCTTTTGTATGGTCAATAAAATCGTCTAATTGTGTTTCTGTCTTAATAATAAGACCGCCCTCGCCATCTGCGTAGGCTGTTTTTACTACTCCGTTTACTACACCTAAGTTACCTCGTTTGCCGAGTTCTGACATAAAGACTCCTAGAAAGGGGGCAGGTTTTGCCCACCCCCTATTCTACAACTTATCTACTATTTATCAAGATAAGTCGAAAGCACCACCATGAGCAGCTTCATTGCGAACTTCAAGGGTCAATTCAGCCAAGATTTGTTTCTTGTCTGCATCGCCTACTTTAGCAATGTCGTTGGTCTGGAATGGTCGCAGATATGCTAATGCTGCATATTCTGGATCAAGGATCAACGCATCACGAGTACGCATAAAGCGATTAGGAACGATCTGCAATACACCAAAGTCTGACTGATATAAATCAGCACCGGCTAGGATGGTTGCTTGACCACTCGTAGGCACTTGGTAGCGTTGTGCTGCCAAACCTGTAAAAGCTGATACTACTTGCTTTTGTGCAGGGCTAACAAACAATGCTGATGGTGTACCACCGCTTGCAAACACTTTAGCGATAACATCTTTGAGGATGGTCTCAGTAAATGCACGAGTTGATCCATCTGTACGAGTAGAGACACCAAGGGTTGTTGGGTCTACACCAGTAAGTGAAGTACCATTCTTGCTTGTGTTGGTTTTGATATAAGACAGGAGTGAACCTAACTTACGAGCAGACGAACCAGACGAACCTGCTGTCTGACCTTGGTTTGCTGTAATGATGGTCTCGATGTCGCGCTTGATCTCAGCAGATGCTTTAGCCAACTGGTAAGCCATCTCAGACTTACGACCAGCGAGGTCAGAAGCCAAGAGAGTACCAGAAACCATAACAGTCTTACCTACGATCTGTGTCAAGTTTGCGAGACGGGTTGTTGGGGTAATAGTACCCTCAGAAGCGGATGCACCTTCAACTAATGCGTTAGCTGTGGTTGCTGCTGCGAGACTATCAGTTTGCCATTCATGCGTAACCGATGTTGCTTTGGTTTTGCCAATGGTTGACATAATTGGGGTGTCGGTAGGGCTGATGTCATAAATAACATCGCTTAAATCTTCCCGCGCACCAATTGCGCTATAGCGATCATATGCTGCCATGATTAAATTCCTTTATAAAAATCGTTCAAATAAACGAGC